GCGCTGCATGATTTCTTCGTTGTATGGATAGTCGTGAATGCCACGGCACCACATGTTTTCGCGTGCGCCTTGCAGGCCATAGTTATAGGCCGTCAGCATGTCGGCGACGTTCCCCGTCACTTCATACAGTTCCGCCAGATAGCTGACGCCGACGCGGATGTTCATGTATGGATTCATCAGATCCGTGCATCGCTCTTTCCGCATCCTGTCCCGATGCCATCTTTCATTGATCTGCATCAGCCCGACCGATTCCCCGGAATCTCCGATCGCATCCCACACGCAGCCGCTTTCCTTCTCGATCAGCGCGAAGACTGTTTCATAGTCCACGCCCGCATCCCGGCAGACGATGTATGTGTAGATCTGCGCGATGACCGGGAATTCGCCCCCGGCCTGCTTCGCCGCTGTCGATATGTCGTGATAGTAGAACCCTTCGATGTTGTCCCAGTCCTGTGACATCCGGTTCCACGGGTATCCGTAGGATCCGTAGATCTTGCAGCCGTACTTCGCCATCTGGTTCGCGTCGACCTCTTCAGGCGTCATGATCTCCACCGGCTGCGTCTCTTCTTCCTGGCTTTCTTCCGGCGCCGGTGCTGCTTCCGCGACGGACACGTCCTTCGGCTGTCCGAATACTGTGCACGCGATTGCCATCACTCCCTTCACCAGACCGAACGCGATCAGGACGAAGACTGCCAGTGCCGCCACGATCAGCGCGATCTGCTTCGCTTTCCGGATGATCCGCCTGCGCTGCCGTCTTCTTCTCGCTTCCTCTGCCTTGCCGTGCGGGATCCTCCGCCCCGTCCTCCTGCTCTGTTCTTCCGTCCTGTGTTCCATTTCCCTGTCCTTTCCGGCTGTCTGTGCAGCCTTGCGTTGATGTAGAATCTGCCGTTCACGTCGTTGTATCTGACTTCGGCCTTCGCGAATGTGTATCCCTGCTGTCCGTACCAGCGCGTCATCTTGTCCCGGATGCAGCTGCTGTCCGCTGCCATCTCCTTCACGTCTCTGGCCTTGAACTTGTAGTGATTCACCTTTTCTTCCGGCTTCTTCAGTCCCTTCGACGGTGTCCACTTCTTTTGTGACTTCTTCTTCTTCTCCTTCGTGATGTACTTCGCCATCCCCGTCAGGCCGTCTTCGTCCTTGTCCAGGCGGCGCACCTGATTCCGCCTTCCCTTTATCCACAGTTCTTCCACAGTGTCCATGTCGATGTCCCCATCCATGACTATGTGATGGTGGAACCTTCCTTCCTGCGTTCCCTCCGTGGTGTAGACGTACCGGGCGTTCTTCAGGCCGCGCTTCTTTCTCTGGTAGTTCAGACGCCTGATGTAGTTCTGCATGTTCTTCAGTGCTTCTTCCATCGTGGCGGGCATGTCTGCGTCCGTGTAGGTGAACGTCGCCCATATGTCCCTGTCCCCGAAGTTCGCGTTGATCACTCTTTCGCACTGCTTCCTGCTGTTCTTCTCGTTCAGGTTCCACTGTGCTTTCCGGTGCTTCTCCTTCTGTGCAGCTGTCGGCGGGATCTCTGCCTGCTGCCCTCTGACGAACTCCGGATAGATCTCCACTTCCAGCTGATCGCCTGCCCGGATCTCCTTCGTGGCGTACACTGTCGCCTTCCTGCTGCCCTGAAGGATCCTTTGCACCTGATCTTCTTCCAGATCTTCCAGTGCTTTGTTATAGGCCGCTTCATAGTCGTATTCGATGACGGCCTTCTTCCTTCTCTTTCTCATGGTGCGGATGCCCTTCCCCTCTCTCTGATCCCTTGTATATATGGATTCGTTGACTTGTTAGTATCCATTACAAGGACGCTTCCGGACTGCCGTCCGTCCCGCGTTTTCATTGACTTTTCGGGCATTTTCCGCTATCATGAATGTGGTGCGTGAAGCGGCTTCCGGATGCCCGGAAGAAGCCCAACATGAAGCCTTCAGGATGCCTTGTCCGCTTCCTGAAGGCTTTTCCTTTTACCCTGCTTTCTTCTCCTGCTGGATAGATCTGACGGCCTTCAGCTTCACCTGTGCTTCGCCGCGCTGCGTGATGATCAGCGCGATCGCTCTGAATGCCTTCATCGGATCCGGTGCGTCTCTTCTCTCTTTCATCCGTCCCGCTCCTTTCTGTCAATAGTCGTCTTCGATCTGTTCGTCGGCGTCCGTGTAGTATTCGCCGTCGTATCCCTTCGCCATAACCTTCTGATAGCATTCCCAGCAGACCAGCCGGAACGTGATCCCGTGACAGTCATGTGTGAACAGCATGTCACTTCGCGGCCTGATCCTGTTGCATACCGGGCACAGCCGCATGT